CAGCTTGTCCTTGAACATTCCAAGATGTTTACCAAGTAATTCCAAAGCTTTCATCTTGTCATTCAAACGAACTTCTCTTTCGACCGATTTTCCCTTTGCTCCGTCCATTGTCTTAACTTTTACAGACTGGATGCACGCCAGATCGTCCTCTGTCGCATCTGCTTTTACTGATGCATCTTTGGGATTGATTACATTCTGTGGATTCACAAATGCTATTCGTGCCAGTTCCTGAATCACTCGGTCCTGACTAATACCTGTTCTCTTCGATCTCTCGGCCATTGCTTTTGCAATTGCTTCCTGAACACTAACATTCGCTAACAATCGCGCTCCTTGTTCATTTGCTGTCTTCGGTGAATACCCCGCTCTGATTGCAGCCTGAGTGGCGTTCAAATCAATCAGGTATTCTTTCACGAACCTATCCTGTTTTCTGGTCACTCAGACTCACCTCCCATTTTTTCAACGCAAAAGGCACCCCGCTACAGGGTGCCTTCTCTCGGTTTTATTATGTTATGATGGAACTAATCGAATGATTTAATATCTGTTCATCAATTCCAGTATAAGGATACCAGACTTACATACTGAACTGCAATGAACTATTCTGGATATTTTAAATGCCCTAACGCCCTACCATGCAATTTATGAACCCATCTTTCAGAACAATCCATCTTTTCTGATATTTCCCACCAACGTAATCCTTTTATGTATCGGTAGAACAGCACATCGTTCTCATCTTCATTCTTTATCTGCTGGATCTGTTTTTCGATAGAAACATATGCTTCAATACAGCTTTCCTTTTCTGCTCCAAGCTTCTCTACCAACGAATCAATCCTTGCCAGCTCATCAGATAGATCCTTCTGGTTTCCACTACCATGCGGCATACCTGAATAATCAATTGCTTTCACTGATGCAGCCAATTCTTTCAGTTCAATAATTTCATCATCGATACGATTAATACGTCTTCTACTGGATCTGTATCCTCTCAGGTACTCCTTCTTCCGGTTGTTCTCATTCTTGATATTGTTTTCTTCCAGTCTCTGCTCCACCGGTATCCACTCCCTTCGTTTTCTTATCTTTCCATTCATCTATGCGCTTATCGCTCTATCAAGCAGATACATGTACAATTCTTTGTATACGTCCCTTTCAGCAGCAGCTTTAATCCGGCCGTCTACAATATCGCTTGCATCCTCTGTATTCTTTTCATAGGTGTTCATTGCTTTTTTCATGGCTTCTCGCTTGTCAACTTCCTCTTTGAGCTTACGCTTTAACTCTTCACCTATTTTCTTAGTTTCGACTAATTCCAGTTTCAATGCATTTATTGTCTCTTCTGCTTCTTCAGTAGTATTTCCACCTGATACTTCTACACCAAGCGAAAGCATAAGAGCCTCATCAATTCTCCGCATCTCATCGTCAGTACATGATCTGATATACTCTTCCAGTCTGTCCTTTGACACATTGGAAATACGCTCACACAATGCAACTGATGGAACTTTGCACATTATGTTCACATGTGTAGGAATTAAATTTCTTTCATCTGCTGTCAAATACACAATCTCAACAAAATTTGAATTCTCATTTCCTTTGTTATTTGATACGACAACGGCTGGCGATCCTGTAGTTTCCTTCACTGTGTCTTTTCTATTGCTTTTTACGTAAAATATATCTCCTCTGTATACTTCCATTTTATTTTCTCCTTCTTTTCTGACATTCATCATTGCCATATATGCAGTCGGATCATAATATCCTGATCCATTTCTTTTTGCTTCGCTTATCATTGTTCGATTCCCCATGTTACATTTATCCCGATTTTCTTCAAAAAATCAGTAACCTCATAGCTCTGATAAGCTGGCGGTGTATGGAATCTCTCACTTGCCTTTTCATCAATATCTGATTCAAGCTCATCATAATGCTGTTCCCCATCTAATCTCTGTTTTACACTCTTATTTCTACTCATGATTTATCCCACCTTCCACAAGACGCTTTTCTAAATTCGCCATATCGTAATTCCTTCCGGTATAATTATCGAATCCATTCTTCTTTTTCTTGTTATAGTTTCCATCTAGTACCTTTGCCATATTGGCATCTTTGATCAACCAGTCAAATGTAGCTGACCAGTTCCGATCATTCGCACCTTTTAGAAAGTCAGACGCTTCCGCTTTCTCAAACAGCTCCTTAAAATCATCAACTGTGTAAGTATGCATTCTTGCTCTAATTGCTTTTTTACGAGATTCAGAAAGTGATCTGACAGAAGGAAGGGAAGGACACAAAGTATTGTACAACTGCATTATTTTGTTGTACTCTATAGTATCTATATTCTTTATCTTATTCTTATTCTTATCTTCTTCTATTGCGTGACTGTCACGTGATGTCACGTTCCCGTCACAATTAGGTTCTTTTTCTCGCTCTCTCTGACGCTGTTTTCTTAATCGATTTTGTTCTCGTATCTTATCCATTCCCTCTACATTTTGATGTTCTTCCCATCCCGTTATATAGAGAAAATCATTGTCATTGACGATCATTCCAAGCTCTTCCATGGAACTTAACGCAAGCTGTATCGTACCTTCTTCAAAATTAAGTTCCTCTGCCAGCATCTTCGATGTATATGGGATATCTTCAGTCAAAAATACCTTTCCATTCGCATTACATCTTCCAGCAATTGTCAGAAGCATCACCCAGATAAGAACAATGTTATCCCCGTCAGGAAGCCTTCTTAAATGCTTGATTTTCCTGTTATCAAACATATATGTACTAATCTTAATCCACTTCACATCTGCCATTTTTCTCCTGCCTTCCTTACGTTGCTGACTGCATTACTTCTTCATGTCCGTCCTGCGCCACATCCTTGCCTGAATAATCTAATGACATTCCGGATTCATATTCCCGGTATATCTGCATCCAGTCTTCCAATTCCATGGTAACTAAAATATTGTGATTATTCTTCTTGTGAAAGACTGCAGGCAACAAAAATTTATCAGTTGCAGCTGCATCTCTCTTCGCCTGATCCATCCAGTCATACAATCTCATCTGTTCCTGATGTTTAGCTTCCACATGAATATATGGCAACCCTACCACATCCGATGCATCACCGGTATTTCCACAATACTGTGCTGTTCTTCTTGCTTTGTTATATCCAAAATCTCTGAAAATACTTGCCAGGTATCTTTCAAACCTAGCGCCTTTCTGCTTACTATTCACCGGCATATATTTCACCTCTTACTTCAAACTTCTTACAATTCTGCGGTAGGTACAACGGATAAAGAAGTATTTTTCCACTCACTCCGCAGAAATGAATGTTCCGTGTTCTTCCTGGCAGTGTAACATGGTGCGAACACAGAAGACATTTCCTCTCTTGTTCATACTTTTCAAGTACATTCATCTTCTCCACTGCTCCTAATTAAACGGAAGTTCCTCGCTTATACCATCTGGAACATTCATAAATCCATTTTCATCCACTGGTCCATACGGAGACGCTGCTTCTTCTGTTGTGCCGGCAGCAGTTCCTTTACTTTCACAGAAATCATGTTCTTCAACGACAACGTCCGTTGTATATACTTTCTGTCCATCTTTATTGGTATAGCTTCCTGTCTGAATACGTCCGCACACAGCAATTTTTATTCCCTTATGTAGATATTTTTCAGCAAATTCACCGTTCTTACCAAATGCTACACAACTGATAAAATCAACATTCTGCTCGTCTTCTCGCTTATATCTTCTATCTACTGCAAGGCGGTATCTTGCAACCGCCATACTATTTTCGCCCTGTGAATATCTCACATCAGGATCAGCACACAAATGCCCAATTAAAATCACTTTATTCATTATGCTCACACACCTCCACAAACTCCCCATCTTTCAAACTATACATCGTATCTTCTCTCAGCTCCTTCGTCGTTTTGTTTGTATGGTTCCGGCAATGGTGTCCACTGAACAACATTGGCTAAAACAGGAAAGCCCGTATTGGCATTTATCCAGTGCTCCATGTGATCAACGATTTTAAAATAGGCGAATATGCACATTCTATCCTCAATGCTGCATTCAATATCAGCTACCACAATCTGCCTATCTTTTGGCAATCTCTCACTACACAGAATCCACTTGCCGAAATCATCATTCTCCTCCCGATCTTCATACATCGCCAGTCTGTCTACCAGCTCCTGTTTCTTATTCGGGGACCAGTATCCTCGCTTTATACCGTTCTCTCTTTTATGTGTTAATCTCTCCATGATCGTTTCTCCTATTTCATAAACAATATCCACCGTGTCTTACCTCTCTGATCTCCGAGAAGCGGTTTCTTTCCAAATTCTTTCAACACGTCATTCAGTTTTATTTGTTCCTCGTTCCACTTAAAAACCAATATTCCGTCCGGCTCTAACACTCTCATGCATTCCAGAAATCCTGCTTTGATGTACGGTTTCCATTCTTTTGGGAGAATCCCGTATTTCTTAGCAAGCCATGATTCACTGCCGGCTTGTATTAAATGAGGTGGGTCAAACACCACAATCTTAAATGTATTGTCCGGAAATGGCATCTCCCGGAAGTCCATTTTTATATCTGGCTTAACTAGAAGTGCTCGCCCATCACTCAATGTTGTTTCAAGCTCTCTATTGTCTGCAAATAGGACATCTTGATTCTCTCTATCAAACCAAAACATACGACTTCCACAACATGCATCAAGTATTTTTTTCATTTCGTCCCTTTCTTGACAACCAACTACCGTGGGATAATCGGTTGTCTGTTTAACTAACCTTTATAATTTTCAAACCGTTCACACGCCATAAATGCGTATCTGGAATTTACCCATCTCTGCATTCTTTTTAGTTGATCACGCTTCTTTAATTTGTATTTGTCATAAATCATCACGTAGGGTGCATATCCCAAATCTCTGAGTGTGTATATCCGGTCAAGGTCTTGTTCTAATGTTGTATCGAATCCGCACAAGACATACACTGTCATTTTCCGCCTATCCCATCCGGTAGTCTCTTTAAATGCTTTGAATTTTGGTACAATGATGTCTTTATCCTGGTATCTATCCCATGCAAAATGTATCTGCTTAATCTTCATCCGCTTGATATATTCAGCTTTCTCTTCTGTCATAATTCTGATGTCGCACCCTTGTGAGAAATCTACCCAAGCCTTGCTATCAATAAGCTGTTGACTCAGATTTTTCCAGTCCTTGCAAGCGAACATATTTGGATCCAGCAAAACGATATTCTTCTGACCATTCCAGAATTCAGACAAATCAGCTACCTTACGGCTTTTCTGTCCCTCTTTTTCTTTCACGACGCAGAAATCGCAACCTCTTGGACATCCTCTTGTCAAGAATCCATATGCCATATTTCTGCATAATTCTGGATACAGGCTGTAATCTGGATAGATGTGTTCAATTTTGTCCGGCAATGACTTGCCACCAGATGGATATTCATACCCTGTACCGCCTTTGATTATCTCTCCGGCGCACACTGGATGAGGATAATCCGGTGTAAAGGTAAATACCTTGCTCATATATACCCTGTCTGGTGGATTCAGCCATGCTGTAAGTGGGTCATACCACTCGACTTGATCTCCGTTCTGCTTATGCCATGCAGACAGCTTCATCAGCGGAAGATTCGGAAAATTATGACCGTCTACGTCGATTAGTGATATCCTCATCTTTCTATTCACCGTAATAATAATTTTCGAGAAATTCTTTTAGCATCATTCGATTTTCATTCCTTTCTCTATCCAAACAATGCCGATGCTACATCCGTCTGCTGTGACTGTGCCGGTTCTGGGGCCGGCTGATTATCCGGAACAGCTTCTGATACTTCCACATCCATAACCGGTTCTGTGTCCTGATCTGGGTAGTTAACCTTTCCCTGATCATCTGTAAAGGTCATATCATTCTCAAATGCGTTCTGAAGGTCAATGCTCATGATTCCCCATTTACTGATCAACTGTCTCAGCATAGTCTTATAGGCCATTCCGTCAAAGTTCTTATACCAGAATGAAGAATACATCCAGGAATCTTTCTGATCGTATTTTCCAGCTTCATAGTCTTCGAAAGACACCTTCTCTTTTGTTCCGTATTTCGTTTTGATCTGTGTCGCATCTTTTGAGAATGCCGGTGAATACTTGTCCGCATGTGCCATCATCTGTTTCTTTGACCAGTAAATTGCTTTCTTGAATCCATTGGTCAGCTCAAACATTGCATAATATCCAATGGTCGGTGCTTCTTCTCTCTCATCCCATTTATCAACCATCAGATTGATTTTAATTTCCTCATTCAGAGGATCAAAATATTCAAGCTCCCCTTCTTTTACTGCCAGAACATTCAGCTTTTTATACTGCCCGGAACGAATTGCAAGCTGGATATATCCCTTGTATCCAAGCTGGAACTGCGCTACCTTCCCCTGTTCCTTGTCATTGAACGGGACCAGATAATAATGACCAAGCTGCGGTGATGGGGAAAGCTTCAACGATTCCCCAAGCAATGCACCGGAAAGAATCGATTTATTGGTGCATTCCTGAAGCGCTGCATTATTATTCACTGCCGAAATCACACCTGTAATAAAACGCTGCCTGTTATCTTTTCCAAGTGCCTGATCAATGTTTGCAGCCACCGCCATGCTGTTTAAAAATGTTGTAATTCCTGTTTTTGCCGGCTGTCCCGGATGTGCCTGTTTTGTGTTTGCTAAACTGTTATTAACTGCCATTGTCATAATCTCCTTCCTAAATTGCTTCAAATTTAATCTGTCTATCCTCAAAGAATTTCTTGAGTGCTAAAGCATCCTCTCTTGACAGATATGCTCTAAAACCAATCCAATCACGCTGCGGCTCTTCCTCAACCACTGCTGTCGTTTCTGCCGGTGCTGGCTGATCTGCTGCAACACTTGTTTGCACTACTTCCTGTTCTTTCTTCAGACGCTCCGCTTCTTCCTTGCGCTTCTGGATATCAGCAAGCTCCTGACCTTTCTGAATCGCCTGAGACAGGTTCAGTGTCTTCTTATACACTTCCATGGCTTCAAAGCTAAACTCTGGTAATCCGCTGATTGTTCCAACATCTTCACCGATTCTATACATGGTCTCTTTCATCTGATTTTCTACTTTTGACAGTGATACCGATGCATTCAACCACTTCTCATCCCAGATCATCTCAAGTGTCACAAACTTCTGGAAGCCGATAGATTCAAACAGTTCCTGAACCGTCTTTCTCTTTTCCTCTCTCTTGATCTGCTCGACTTCTTTGATCTGAACATCAATTGCATTAATCTGTTCATCAACCAGTCCAAGAACTTCTTTGACTTCTTTTTCAAATTTGTCATATGGCTCCATGCACATCTTTTTGATACGTTTCCGCTCATTATCAATTGCTCCACGGAGTTTGTTCAGATCAGCTCTGTCTTTCTTACCATCTGCAATTGTTTCCTCTGTAAAGACCAGCCCCTTATAGTCTTCCATCTTCTTGGCAATTGCTGTTTTCAATTCTTCGTTGTTCCACTCAATTTCCTGAACAAACCCGTTCTCTTGTGGACTAATGATTCTTAACTCAAGCATATTAAAATACCTCCTATATTTCTGGAAGAATGCAACCTGGCATCTTCCGATTTTCCACACACTTCCAAAATCTCATCTCTGCTTCCAGTAGATACTCAAGATCAGCTTCTACATTGCATCTGTCGATGCGATAATCCCTTTCTCTGGCAACATCATCCCACCAGTCGCACCGTAGCCGAGCTCTCAATACTACAAAGTCCCAACCGGTTACCAGCAAATAATGAAGAATCTGAGCATAATAGTTATCAGGAATCTGATCTTTCCATTTCGCATACTGCATGGATTGATTGATGCTGCTTGTCTTGATCTCCAAAATACCCTTGCGTCCATCCTGATCAGTCAACTCACCGTCCAAGGATGCTTGCATGAATGGGTATTTCTTGCTCTGCAGAATCCGAAATTCATGGTAATCAACCTTATACTCAGGATGATCAGCCTGGAACAGCTCGCGAATCGGTTCTTCTGCTTTATTCCCATAGATCACACAAGGCTTGTCCGATATATCTTCTGGTACTGCCTTACCAATCTTTTCTTCATACAACTCAACATTGCTTTTATATGGATTTCTGCCAATGGTCACGCTCGCATCACTGCCGCCGATCCCGTTCATTCTGCCTTTCAGCCACTGCTGTTCATTTTCAAAATCATGAATTGTAAAAATATCGCTCATTGCAATTACTCCATTACAGCTCGAAGAATCTGTTCGCAAGCTTCTCCAAGCTCATCAACAAAATTATTTATTTTTTTTGCATAAATTAACTCGTCCGTTGGGAATGGATCTGAACCATCCAAATGTTTAGCGATTTTGTCATAAATACGTGCAGCTACTGTGTTATACATATCCACAACTTCTGGTGTTGCATCTTTTGGAAGTGCTTCAAATGATGCGATTCCTATGTATACCTGCAGATCGGATAATGTTAATTCATATTTCTTTTCGTTACGCATTTGTTTTTTCTCCTTTTTCTGTTATAATTGAATTGGTTTTTTATCTGAGTGCCCGAAGCTTGCCGGCTTATACGGGTGCTCTTTTTTAATTTCTTGCAATGTCCTCACCCCCTTCACCTGATTGCATAAAAGTTGATCACACACGCTCCTAATACCGTGATCAGTATCAGCTCTATCGCAATCGTTAATATCCAACGCCACAGTCTTAATTTTTCACATTCGTCTTCCAGGCGCTTGATCTGCAGCTTCGCCACCAGTGGTGTTTCCGGTTTTAAGTTCATACTGCTTGTCCACTCCTTTCTACCGCCTAAGCGGTTTTCTCAATGGTATAGGTGATTTCCACCTTTTCCTGTTCTTCCAACAGAGATATCAACACCTCAATGATTTTTTCCATATCCGGTTTCATACTCGCCACCTGCTTTCTATCTCCTTGGTTTATGTTTATGTACTATGGTTTGTACTTGTTGCGGTGAACTCTCTTGATCCTGATTTTTTCTTCCGGTTCTTTCTTGGATCACCGCTCTTGGTCTTTCCTGTGAAATGATTTGAATTATGTCCTGGCATTTCTATTTACCTTCCCATAATCTTGGCTGACCATTTTTATCCACAAGTTCTGTAAAAATTCCTCTGCTTTCAGCACCATCAGATACTGCATACATAACTTTTGTATTCTTGTCATAAACCACATCCCAAAGCTCGCACCGTTCTACAACAACAAACATTGATTGTAGATTCTTTGACTCCGTATCATAGTCGCTTTCTATATCAGCCACTCCTGAACATCCCGTCAAAATAGATGCTGCCATAACTGTTGCTGCTAAAATTGTTAAAGCTCTTTTCTTCATGATTCATTTCTCCTATTTTTGATAAAAACAGATGGAATAAAAGGCACTATATAGTACTTCTATTCTTTATCTTATTCTTATTCTTTATCTTATTCTGTTGCGTGACCGTCACGTGACATCACGTTCCTGTCATTTTTCGAGTGGTTCTCAATAATATTCTGCAATCGCTTTGACTCCCATATAACCTGATCGGAAAGCAATTGCGGGTCTGGATCTCTTTCAGCAAGAAGATTTCCCTTCATATCCCAGTACTGAGTTACCACACGTACTGGGTCTTTTTCTATTCCAAGACCTCTATTTGCTTTTACTTCGATCACACTGATTACCCTTACACTTTTAGGACCATCCGCTCTAACCATTCCATCACTCTCCTTTCTCTGAACCTGAATCATCTGTTGCAAATAAGTAATCATCACGCAGCCTGTTCAATCACCGGAACATATCCGTGCTTTTTCAGTTCCTCATATAAGAAAAGTCTGCCTTTCTGTGTCCATTCTGTCTGCATCGTGACATCTGCTCTGCCATCAGTTCTTGTAATATCAATGGTCCGGCTATGCACATATCCACCATTCTGATATTTTGAGTACAGCACCCACTGCCCGCCGACCTTATACTGAATCTTCAATTCCTTAAGAATCTTGTTCAGTTTTCTCCCGCTCATTCCATAGTCTTTGGCGATCTGTGTAATAGTTACCAGAGACTTTGACTGTAGAATCATATCCACATAATTGGCTTTGGGTTGCAGTTCTGTGATAATCTGCTGTTGCTCAACTACCTGCTCACCAAGGAATTTACATCTGCCTTTCAAAGACTCGATCGAACGGTTCGCCATCTTTAAGGCTCTTGCCATGATCTGCTCTGGTGTGTTCCAGGCTTTCTCAAGATCTATGAAATACTGACGGATCTGCTTTCCTTCCGGCGATCTCTGGATCATACAGATCTGTTTTGCCATATCTACGGAAACATTAAATTCTTTTGATGGTCTACCACCTGTACTTTCTTCCATTTTTGGAAAAAAGTCTCTTCCTTCCTCAAAGCCATATTCGCACATACGCTTAAACCATGTCGTGAAATTACTCTCGATGTTCAGCTGTTCATGCAAATCTCTTGCCGATACCGTTGGCTGTTCTGCTTCATAATTAATTTTTAATAATTCGTTCATTTTAATTACCTTCTTTCTCTGTCCCCGCAGTTACCTCCGGTTTATCCATTAAGTCTCTGGCTTTGAGAACCTCTGCATTGCTTTTCATCAGCAACAAACTTTCTTTGTCCATATGCTTCATGTTTCCAACCACCTCAGTGATTAACTTCTTCTGTTCTTCACTCATATTTTTCACTTCCTTCCTGACCTGCCATCATCAGACACCGGGCGGTCATTCCCGGCATGACGGTCATTACTGACCGTTTCGGCTATTTACTCTCATCTGTTTACATTTGTTTTACACTTTGATATACTCTCTTTAAAAAGGAGGCCTTAATCATGTATGATTTCAACGAAATTCACTTAACTCTCTCAGAGCGTTTCAAGCTATTTTGTCTACGCATTAAAAAATCTGTTTCTGAAAGCTTTCTAGGCTCCGATTTAGATTATTTATTATCGGTATGTTTCATAAAATCAAACTACCTTTTGAACACCACTGACGCAATAGGCTGTCCAGTTCCAGATGGTACATATTCGTTGACTGAAAAATATCGACGTTATTTAATATTCCGGCGTGAAAAACTGTTTTTTTCTATCCTGAATTCTGTCGTTACGCCTATTGTTGTTTCTGTCATTACTTCAGTAATAACAGTGCTAGTATTACGAAAATTAGGACTGCAATCGTAATTCTGTATCTTCGTTCTTTTTTATATAAATAATTAAAGAACTCTTCTTCGTTCTCTGTGACTCCCCAAAATTCTTTAAAACCAGCACTTAGTTTGTTGCGCTTTTCTACTTTCTTCATCTCCATCACTCCTTTCATCTGTGTTTGTTTTGTTGACTGTAAAACCATTATATGTTTTATTAAAACTTTTGTCAATAGTTTTGATGTTGATTTTTTCAACATTTTCTATTGAATTAATATTTGTCCTATGATATGATGAATTCAGAACGAAAGGAGGTGCGATAATGAACGAACGTATCAAACGTCTGAGAAAAGAATTAAAACTTACCCAGCAACAATTTGCTGACAAAATAAAAGTAAAACGTAATACAGTAGCAACTTACGAAATGGGTCGCAGTGTTCCTAGTGACTCTGCTATTGCCCTTATATGTAAAACTTTTCATGTAAATGAGGATTGGTTGCGAAATGGCAATGGAGAAATGTTTGAAGAACTTCCCGAAGATGATGAAAAGGTTGCGTTTGTATCCAGCCTGTTGGATGCTGACAATGATCCTTTTTATAATATAATCCAGGAGATCATGAGGACATTCGATGAATTATCTCCGAAATCTCAAGAAGTGA